ACAATGGTTTCAATGCATCGTTTGCTGGTGGTGATGGAAAAGCGCTTTTTGCGACAGACCACCCAACTTTAGCGGGATCTTTCTCTAACGAGTTAAGCACACCTGCTGAACTTAACGAAACTTCATTAGAACAGTCGTTGATTGACATCGCGGCGTTTACTGATGAAAGAGGCCTAAAAATTGCGGCGCAAGGAGTAAAATTAATTATTCCTTCAGCTCTTCAATTTACTGCTGAAAGACTGATGAAGTCTACAGGTAGAACAGGTACAGCTGATAATGACATTAACGCATTAGCGTCAATGGGAATGATTCCGCAAGGTTATGCAGTTAATCACTACTTAACTTCAACGAAGAAGTTCTTCATTAAAACAGATGTTCCTAACGGTCTTAAGCATTTCGTAAGATCACCTATCAAAACTTCAATGGAAGGTGACTTCGATACAGGAAACGTAAGATACAAAGCTAGAGAGAGATACGTATTTGGATTCTCTGACCCTAGAGGTATGTTCGCTTCTGACGCAACATAATCGTTAAAACAATATTTAAAGGGCGACTTCGGTCGCCCTTTATGATAAAAGGGTGTGATCATGAAAAATTTTCGAGTACAAATCAGAGCATATGGATACTACGCTGACTTCAATGTGATGTCAGAAGATAATGCTATTGCTTTCGAAAATGCTCTAGTTGACAAACTGGGTAAAAATGATATAAAGTGGGAAAAAGATGGATTTAGTAATCCATTAAAAACTTGGATAACCTATGAGGAGGTTATAGATGCAACTACAAGTCAGGGACTTATACAAACAGAAGAGAAGTCTCGAGACAGAATGGGCGGTGCATCAGCGTGACCATCAGAGATATACTCTTGATATGGTCAGGATTGACAACAAGATAAGAGAAGTTGTTAATCAGATTAAGTTAGAAGAAGCTAAAATAGCTAATCTAACTAATAAGATAGAAGATGCTGCCCCCGAAGTTTCAGTAGCTACTTAGGAAAAAGCTACATCGCGAAAAACGCAACTTCACTACAGGCTCTCTTGCACTCTACTCAAATATAATATATATTCAGCACACTATACAATTAATTAGAACATAGACGCGGTATAGTCGACGGCCTAGAGACTATGTTCGGAAACTAGGAGGATATAATTATGGCAAATACTACATTTAACGGACCGGTTAGATCAGAAAACGGTTTTGATACAATTATCAAAAACGCTTCTACTGGTGCCTTAACAAGTGACATGAAATTGTCTACTTACAGCACATCAATTACGATTGCTGCATCAGGGACAGAACACAAAGAAGCATCAATTGGCATTCCATCGAATTTCATTCCGATGGGAGTAGCAATTACTATGACAGGTGCAACTGCAAACGCAGTTAACTTACAAGACATTGGTACAGATGCAGATCCAGATGGATTTGTTGATGGTATCACTGTTGCTATGAACTCAACAGGTTTCAAAGGATTTTTCCCTTGTAACGGAGTTTTAGGAATGTCTGGTGGTACTACTACAGCAGCTACAGAAACAGCAGATGAAGTCGAAGTTGTGATTTCAGGAACAGCTGGAGCTGGTGGTGTTTTAGCACTTAAGTTTTTTGGTTTATCATCTGATTCACCAACATCTTAATAATTAATTTAGTGTGGGCTTCGGCCCACACATAATTTAAATAGGAGAAAAATTAATGAGTACATATCCAGTAGATATTAAATCAACAACAGCTTCAACCGTAGCAGTTCACAATGCAGTTGGCACAGGAGCACCAGGTAGAGCTTTAGGTCTTTATGTATCTAAAGAAGGTGGTCAAGCCGCAACTACAGTTAAGATAAAAGATAACACAACTGTGTTAGCTGAATTTTTAATTCCAGCTACTAATACAACTAACGGTCCAGGTTCAACTACATATATGCAGTTTCCAGGAACAGGTTTTAGAGCACAGACATCTTTGAAGTTTGAGATTGTAACAACAGCTACTTCTGTAACGTTACTACACGGCTAGGAGTTTAAATGGCTACTATAACTTACACAGTAACCGTAGCAACGGGGACAACCCAGTATGGAACCGGTAATAGATATTATATTAACGGTGAGTTAGCTCCTGTCTTGTATTTACAAGAAGGTAACACTTATATATTTGATCAATCTGACGGCACGAACGATACACACCAATTAGCTTTTTCTACAAATCCAAATAATGATCCAGCTGCATCTTATACAACAGGTGTAACTTCCACAGGAACACCAGGAACTTCAGGAGCTAAAACAACAATTGTCGTAGCCCCAGTTAAAAAAACTGGAGCCCCTGTATTATTTTATTATTGCACAAATCACTCTGGCATGGGTAATGCTGCACAAACTATTGCACCGACTTCAGGTGAAACAGAATTTAATCCACAAATTGATGACATTATTGAAGAAGCATATGCAAGAACTGGAGTGTTAGGTACAAGAACAGGATATCAATTAAGGTCTGCAAGGAGATCTTTAAATATATTGTTTTCAGAGTGGGGTAATAGAGGAGTTCATCTTTGGAAAATTAAACTAGCAAAAGTTCCTTTAGTAGAGGGTCAAGCAGAATATAACTTTGCATCTGACTCTGCTAACTTTCCAGAAGACATAGATCAAGTTTTAGAGGCTTATTATAGAAATAATTCTGATGCCACAGCACCACAAGACATTGCATTAACTAAAATAGATAGATCACAATATTCACAAACACCAAATAAATTAGCAAAAGGCACGCCTTCACAATATTACGTAGAGAGAAAATTAAATCCAAGTATATTTTTATATACAACACCAAGTTCATCTGTATCAGATTCTACAACGCCAAGTAATTTTCAATTTTGTTTTTATTATTTAGCTAGAATACAAGACGCTGGTGCTTATAATTTTACATCAGATGTGGTTAATAGATTTTATCCTTGTATGATGTCAGGACTTGCATATTATTTAAGTATGAAAGTATCTCCTGAAAGAACACCAGAACTTGAAAGAATTTATGAAAGTGAAATGTTAAGAGCACTTGATGCAGATAATCAAGGAACATCTAGTTTCATTTCACCACAAACATTCTATGGAGATGGAGTATAATGGGTAAGTACGCATCAGGAAAAAGATCATTAGCAATATCAGATAGATCTGGTATGGCATATCCATATACAGAAATGGTTAGAGAATGGAATGGCTCTTTAGTTCACAAATCAGAATATGAACCAAAGCAACCACAACTAGAACCTAAACCAGCAGGTTCTGATCCACAAGCTTTATATAATCCAAGACCACAACCAGCTTCTAAAACAAGTTTAATATTATTACCTAACAATCCTTTTGAATCTATAATTTATGCAGGGACAACTTACGTAAATGTTTTTTCACCTAATCATCAAAGAGCAGCAGGTTCAACTGTAAGATTTAGAGGACCGCCTATTGTAACTTCTGCAGGACCAGCAGGTGCTGATGACGCTGCACAAGTTGAGTTAAGAAACTTACAAGCTTTTATAAATATCCCAACATTTGATAACGTAAGTGATTTAAATAATGCAAACGGATTTACAATTACTGGATTAGGTCAAATAGATGCTGCCGGTGGTGTTCAAGGTGGGACAACATCAGATCCTGTTTCTTTTCCAATAAATTATTTTTATATAACTAGCACTAGCAACGCTACACTTGGTGGTGTAAAAGGTGGTGGTGATAACACTTCAGCTGGACCAGTAACATTAGAGGTAGTAAACGGATAATGGCATACACACTTACAAATTTACAAGATGATATTAAAGGATACACAGAAGTTGGAGACAATGTATTTACTTCTTCTGTTTTAAATACTTTAATTAAAAATGCAGAAAATAAAATTTACAGAGAAGTAGACTCTGATCAAGACAGACACTACGCAACATCAAATTTAATTATTGGAAACAGGTATGTAACTATTCCTGCTGATTTAAGATTAATTAGATATGTTCAATTAAAAGACTCTGATAATAATCAATACTATTTAGAGCAAAGAGACACTAGCTTTATTGCTGAATATTATTCTACACCAGGGACATCAGCTGTGGATATACCTAAATACTATGCAAATTGGGACGAAAATTTTTGGGTCGTAGCCCCTACGCCTGATAGAACTTATGAAATTACACTAGCCTATAACAAAGAGCCAGTTAGTTTGACAGATTCCTCTGTGAGTAGCACAGGCACTTATCTGTCCAACAAATATCAAGATTTACTTTTATACGCTTGTTTGGTAAACGCATATGGGTACTTGAAAGGACCCGCAGATATGTTACAATACTATTCACAAGCTTATGAAAAAGCTTTACTATCGTATGCGATCGAACAACAAGGTCGAAGACGCCGAGACGAATATGAAGATGGAGTTATTCGTACCGTTCTTGAATCCAAAAATCCATCAAGCAATAAATAAGGAGATAACACATGGCAAATATAGTACCATTCGCATTTAAAGGAGAGTTAGCATCAGGAACGCATAATTTTAGTTCTGGCGGTGACTCTTTTAAAATAGCATTGTACACAGCTAATCCATACACAACATCAAGCACAGTATTTTCAGCTACGGACGAAGTTAGTTCTGCAGGAGGTAGTAACTATCCTTCAGGAGGTAAAGCATTAACAAGTCAAACAGTTACAGCAACAACTGCTACAACTGCAATTGACTTTGCAGATACGACTTTTGCTAGTGCAACTTTCACAGCAGCATTTGCAGCTATTTATA